GTCGGCTTGATATGCCTTCCTAAGAGTTCGTGAGAAATATTCTTTAACTTAGTTAAGATGTAACCTTATTAGTTACAACGTAAATCTTGATTAATACCCAATTCAGCACCGCTCCCTAGGAAACTAGGAGAAAGCAAACAGATTCCAGCATGACCAAGAAAAACAATTCAAAAAAAGAACGGTTTCCCGAGGCCATACGGAGGCTGCTAAGTGGACAGTTTTCCACTGTAGTTAGAAAGTTATCTAAACTACTACTCCCAAGTATTCCAATTTTACGTTCTTTTTATGGCTTTGGAAACTTAGTCATAAAGAGGCTGCATAGAGGCCGTAAGGGTTTGAAAGAGGCTGATTCAATCAGTCAATTTCTTACTCGACACGTCCTTGGTGCTACCTACATTGAACGCCCGAAGCTTAAAATACCTAATTTTGTCTGAGAACTACGACGTAAGTCAAAGAACTCTTACTCATTTATGTACTTTACTCTTTGTGTGTGCCAGATCCACCGTCTAGTGACGTTCCCTCCTCTCATTGAGTTGGGTCCGATTCTAGACCGTTTTTCTGGGAGTCTTTTAGGCATATTATCGAGATATCGAGAAATGCTGAAATCAGCCAAAGTCTTTAGTGAGACTTGTAAGTTGTATCCTCTTCGTCCTTTTTCAGTTGGCTGACGAGTCAGCTTGAAATCGGGCCCGAATGGTACACCTTCCTTGTCATTTGCTAAAGAAGATTTGCATGCTTTAAGATCTACGTGAGCCGGTAAGATTTTTCTTACCTTCTTTACCAGAATCTTTCCTGTGGAAAACAAGGAAGAGGTCGAGCGTATGATCAGCCAGATGGATAAGTCTATTAAATCTAAAGGATTGCTTGTTAAGTCTGAATCAAAGTTTGGAAGAGACCCTAGACGGTTACGGAAGAAGAAGAGCCCTAAAGGTACGAAAGTATCCATGGATTCTAAATCTGAAGCAACAATATATGTTCCCCTTCATTCTAAGAGACATTCTTATATGCAGTCCCGGAGAAATACTAGGCCTATCTGCGTCAATCGCCTTGCCGGTCTTAGTGATAAGAAAGGTAAGACGAGAGTCGTCTGTATTGCAAATATCGTTTTGCAATCTTTCCTCAAGCCTATTCATGATCATCTATTTAATCTCTTACGAAAGTTAGAGACAGATGGTACTCATGACCAGGAGGCGCAAGCTCGCCGTGTCTGTAGGGCCACAAAACTTGGTAAGTTCTGTGAATCTATAGACATGACAGCTTGCACCGATAGGTTTCCAGCATTATTTCAATGTTGGGCCCTATCGAGCCTAGGTATCTTGAGTAAGGCGCAAGCTTTACTTTGGTATATCTCTCTATGCTGTACTCCTATATCGTACTGGAATGAAAACCAGTCGAAATGGGACACACTGTATTACCGGGTTGGTCAACCAATGGGTGCTTTGAGTTCATGGGCTGTTATGGCCATGTCTCATCATCTCTTAGTTTACTGAGCTTTCGTATCTATCTACCCAGAGAAATCTGAGAAGTTTACAGATTACGCCATCATCGGAGACGATGTAGTGATCTGAGATCCGAAAGTCGCTCTTGCGTATCGTGAAATTTTGAAACTGTTAGGAATCGAAATTAGCGAAGCCAAGAGCTACCGGGATTATGGGTTAGCTGAATTTGCTAAAGGTTATTACCGTAAAGGTCATAATCTGAAGCCTATTTCGCCTGACCTGTTGCTCTGGAATAATCAAGAGGGTACAGGAAAATTAGTTGGATTAATCGAAGAGTTAAAGTCTAAAAGCTTCTTTCTCAACGAACTCGATCTCCACTCACTTTACCCCGTGAGCGTTGTCGAGTTTTCCACTATTTTAGCGTTATTGAAGAAAGATCAGTGATTGTTTGACTCACCAAAAGTGGGCCATCCAGATCTCTGATACCGTTTGGCAGTCATTAGGATTAACTCAGGAATACGATCCTTGAAACCGGAACGTATCCATACTCTAACGAGTAAGTGAGTTGTCCAAAACCGAGCTGTGTACGGTGATGAAAATTACACATCACCGTACATTGCAGTTGGTATACGAAATTCAAATTCGTTACCTCCTGTAATTTTCCCTAGTGAGGGGGATACTAACCTCTCATTAGAGATTTTGCTTGGCGATGACTTTATTGCATGGGACCCAGTCTGTTGACCAGCAGGAATATCTACCCTGTTGGGCAAAGCCTTAAATGTAGGTCTGTCTTATACTGATCTTGAGATAGTTACTTCTAAATCCGAAAGGAAGCCGAAGTTCCGTATGTCTCGATCATTTAAGAGTCTACGTAAAATTGATTACTGCGTATATAATTATGTTGGTGGCAATTACAAAGCCCTCTATCCAGCGTTTATCATGCCAGATGAGAGTGAGTGAAAGCTGCCTATTAACGATATACAGAAGTAGTAGGGTCGTGCGTGCCAGATTACTAGGCATGTGCGATCTTGTATTCCAAATTATGTGAATAAAATGGGTACAAAACCGATGGGGGGGTAATCTCATCGGATTCATCCGTAAGGATGGATGAACTTTCTTTCTATGATCCGGGTTTGTCACCC